TTCAGTTCTGCGATTGAGCTTGCCCTGATTAACGCCGAGATGAAGGCCTCGCACAGCGGGGCGTCGTATGCCTGGACGATGCGCCATATGGAGCGGATTGCAAAGGACGGGATGACCCCCTGGGCCAACGCCCTTCGTGCGGCGCAGGCCCTGGAGCAACTCCGGCACGAGGAGGCCCTGACACGCATCCGAGCGGAACGCGCGTGTCCGTGTCGCGTGGACAAGGGCTTGACGTCCGGCTGGTGTGGAGTCGCTGGAGGTGGTGTCCCTGCGTGCGACCATTAAAAGCCAAGCCTCTCTGGTTCTGGAATGCTCGTCCCTGTCCCGGACTACCTTCGTCAGCCTCCCGCCTACTTTCATACCCGCATTCTCGTGGGTCCGGGGGCCTTTCTCACCCCGAAATTTGTGTTTGAACGAGGCATTACGCATGTCATTAATTGTGCCTTTCCAAAGGATAGCCCTGCCTGGTTCGCGAGCAAGTTTCCGGACAAGTATCTCTGTCTCAGTGCGCCCGACACTCTGACGCACTGGATTTTGGACTGGTACCCGCAGTTTGAGCAGACCCTCCAGTCCTTTTTGCGTGCGCCTGGAGGCGGGGTTGTCTACGTCCACTGCCAAGCCGGAATGAACCGGAGCGCCTTCCTCGCGCTCGCCTACGTTTGCTCACGCTTCCACATGGATGGCGAGACAATGCTGGAGGCGTTCAAACGGCAACGTCCTTGCATGTTTCAAAATCAGGTCTACAGGGGGCAGGTGTTGAACTTTCTAAATGGATGTCTTTCGCGTTCGGAAAATCCGGGACAGTCCGTCCGGGGGACAGACGACGGGAACGCTGGACTCCGTCCACCGGGATGTGGTTCAGACTCTGCGGGAGTTGATGTCGACGCAGGACGAACGTCAAACGGAAGTGACACAGCTCAAGGCTGAGATTTCTGAGCTGTATTCGGCGAATACGATGGAGGCGGTCGTTCGGGCCACCCATCTGCAGACAAAGCTGCGGGAGCTGGACGCCGACGAGACGCACGTGGACCCTGTCGAGGACTACTACATGAAAAACGCGGACCTTCTGCTGGACTACTACAAGAAGCAAGAACCCACAGCCCTGCAGACGGGACCGCGCGATGCGAGCACGTTCCTCAAGTTTTTTGCCAATGCGGCAGCCGGAGAGTCCGGACCGACGCGCAAACAGATGTTTGACGAGTACGTCCAGCGGATGAGGCTCTCGGCCGGTCCCGAGATGACGCAGCAGTTGACGGAGCACTGCCTGACCTGCAATGTGGCCCGGGAAGAGATTCCGTCGGAGGGCATTCTCGTCTGCCCCAAGTGTGGGTCCGAAGAGTATGCCTTGGTGGTGAGCGACTTCCCGAGTTTCCGGGACCCGCCCAAGGAGCGGAACAACTATGCGTACAAAAAGATTAACCATCTCAATGAGATTCTGAATCAGTTTCAGGCCAAGGAATCCACCATCATTCCCGAGGATGTGATGAATGAGGTCATTCTCGAGCTGAAGAAGCGCCGGATTACAAACGTGGCGGATTTGTCGGAGGAAGACATACGCCAGATTCTCAAGAAGCTCGGGCGGTCCAAGTACTACGAGCATCGGACCCACATTCTCAGCCGCCTGAACGGCAATCCTCCGCCGACGATTACGCCCGAGATTGAGGAGAAAATTCGGGCCATGTTCCAGGAGATTCAGGCTCCGTTCCTGCTCTACTGTCCCGATGACCGCACGAACTTCCTCAGCTACTCCTACATTCTGTACAAATTCTTTGAGCTCCTCGAGCTGGACGAGTATAAGATTTACTTCCCGCTGCTCAAGTCCCGCGACCGTCTCATCGCGCACGACACCATCTGGAAGAAGATTTGCGACTACCTGCAATGGGAGTTCATCAGCAGCGTCTAAGACGTCAGCGGGTACGTCCCACTCCCCGAGATGTCATCGTCATCCCGTCCCTTGAAGTACGCTTGGAAGACCTTGTTCCACTTCGGGTCCACCCACTCGTAGACTCCGTCGCTGTTGGTCTCCAGCATGTCGCGAATGTCGCCCTTGACATCGAGCAGTTTGTGCCGCTCCGCATACTGACGGTTCTTCCGCGCCCCGTGGTAGAGGTGCTGAACGGTTCCCTTCCGAAAGGTAATACGAGGGCGAGGCAGCTTGCAGTAGTCCTCGTAAGAGGCCTTCATCGCCAGAGGCAGAGACTTGAAGCCCGGAGGGAACTCCTTGTTCAGCCAATGCGCGGTGGACAGTGTATCGCCGCTGCCTGAGACGGCCCAATCATAGAAGCCGACCTTGCGATACCACTCGCGACGGAAGGCCCACGCAAAGCCCGGGTGATAGGTGAAGTCCCATTTGGTCCCCGGCATCTTGACCACAGACTGCCGACGAACTTCGGCCTTCTTGTAGGAGAGGTCCAGCCAATCCGCAGTCAAAAAGGGCTGCACGACATCGTAGTCGTCCAGGAGGTCTGAGGTCTCCTCGTACCAGCTGTCATCGGGGAATAGGACGTCGGCATCGAGGAAGGCGAGTTTTTTGTACTTGCGCGGAATGCGCTGCTCCAGGAGGCGGCAGAGACGCTCCTTGTGGAACATCGGCGACTCGCCTCGAACATGGAAGGCTTTCTTGAATTCCGGTTCGTTGTCTCCAAACACAAGCTCCAAGACAAAGACCGGCAGTCCCTTTGTCTTGTAGTAGTTCCACACGTAGAGCGCGTTCATCAGCATGCGTTTGGACTTGGCGGGGTTGAACACCACGAGCCCAATCGCCATGGTATGGGACTGTGAGGCACCCATTATTTCTGGGGGAAGAACAAATGGCACCGATTGATGCGAATGTGTTCGTTCCTGTGATTCTCTTCATCCTCCTGACCCCTGGTCTCCTCCTCGCCCTCCCGCCGGGCGCCAGCAAGACCGTTCAGACCGTGACCCACGCCGTGGTGTTCGGTGCGGTCTACTGGGGACTCCGCTCGGTCTTCCCGCAGTACTACTAAGCCCGCAGCCAGTCTTCCACCTGCAGCCAGAGAGACTCCAGGGAGTTGAAGGCGGCGAGCGGCTTGGTCCAGCGCGCAATGCTCTCAGGGCGGTTGACATCAATATTGGAGACCAGGTTCACGAAGTCCATGTGCGTGACGTAGGTGGTGACGAGACCCAAGAGACGGGCCCGCTCGGCGGGCGGCTTCGTGAGCAAGGCGCGGCTGACAACAGAGTCCATATGCTGGAACGGAGGAGGCTGCCGGTAAGTTCCTCGGAATGCACACACTGGCATGGTAGCGTATCCACAGTTCACTCGAAAAGCTCTGCCCACAGGCCGAGCATTCATACAGGGGGACGGGGTCCATTCTACTCAGATAGAGTGTGCGCGTGTGAAGGTGACAGACGCTGCTCAACCCGTTTGCGGATACTCGCGCTGCAAATTTGACATCTGCCGAGGGATGCAGACTCTTCCCAACGAAATCCTGTCGAGCACAGCATACACGCAGTCACGTCTCGCGCATACTCCTTGTACAACTCGCTGTGTCGTGGGTGTACAGCGTCCCATCGAAGTTGGTCTTCTTCCACACCCATCTGTTGCTGGTGTCGCTGGGTGCGTTGCTGTTCGACCGCAGTGAGGTGGGGCCGCTCGCCGTCTATCCGCCGAGCAACGACAGTCTCTTGATGGCGTTGCTCGTTTGCGCGAAGACGTTCGTCTTCCTCTCGTTCACGCGCCATCCTCCGTTCCCATCGCTCCGTTTCCTCTCGGAATCTCCTATCGCGCTCTTCTCTCCACCGCCGATTTGCTTCTTCTTGGGCAGCCTCACGCTCACGTTGGGCTGCGGCTTCTCGGCGTTGGCGTTCGTCTCGCGCATGTCGAATTGCCTCTTGTCTTGCGATGCATTCGGGTCGGAGGACTTCGCGAATACATGTCAACGCGATGCTTTTCGCATCGGAAGGAATCGCGTTGATTTCGTCGGCTCGGATTTCATGCCAAGGTTCTGGTCTATCCATCTCCCGAGTGTAATGCGTATTGACGATTTCAAAGATGCACACAAGTTCGCCTTTTGAATCGAGTACGGCTACGTCTGCAGACTTGTTTGAGTCGTTAAACCGAAACCGATATTCACACTTGACGACCGTGTCGGAGAATCTACGCACTCCCCAATGCGACATCCGTCCACATCCGCAAGGGCAGACTCTACCAATATCAACTTCTTTCAGTCGTTCTAGGAACTGTTTGAGTTTGAATTGCGCGTTTCGGTGTTTCTGTGTGCTCGTCGCGCCTCGGTCGTAATACGTGCACGAGCGGGAGGGGTCTGGGTTGTGCGCAAAGTGAGGTGCCCGCTCATTTCCCTTTCGTACACGAACGCCCCGATGACAGTCGGGACATGTATATGGGGTCCGCCGAAGCGCAGAGTTCGGGTCTACGAGATGTCCCTCTAAGTTGAGA